TGTGCAGGTATTTTTAATCTAGGGGTGTGACACGGTTACTGTCAAGTCAATCGCTTTCATGTCGCGCACCATCGCTACAGGGATATGTATAGCGTGGATGCCTTCTTCTTTGCAAATGGTTTGCCAGACGGTCACATGGTTATCTTTGGAACCTGGTTCACCTACTGGTACTAGGAACCCTACGGTGTCTACGAGACATTCACCATCATCTTCGTATTCGTCCATGTTCAACCAGCCACCTTCGGACAGATGGGTGTCAGCCCACTGGATGTAAACGACGGTTCTATTCATCAAAGTCATCGGGTTTTTCTCCACAGTCAGGGGGTCGGGGGATCACCCCACGATATACGCATAGGCATAAACGTGCGTCCGTCATAGGACTTCCAGATCAGACCAGTTGCGTTTGTCATGGCGACCTACCAGCAGCGTGAGCGTACCTGGGGTAGACCAAATACCTTTAGAGTCAGCGAACCATTTTGATCCACCGTCCATTGACGGGCATTGGATACGGGTGTATGCACCATGATCGGTGACTTGCAGGTGATGTTTGTGTGCTGTGATCCACAGGTCAGGTTCGCGTCCTTGTTCACGCAGAATCATTATTGACTGTGAGTTCAACCATTCGACTTCTTTGCCGGTGATCTTGTGGCCGTGAGCGAACGCAAGTTTGACATCGGATAACACTTTGGTTGTGACCATCTCATCGTGTGGGATAGTCCATTCAAGGTTCGGTATCTGTGTGTCAAGAATTCGATAGAGGACATCCATCAGGAATCCGCCAGCGTTATCTGAGTCTGATGTTACGGCTTTCCCATTTCGGCGTGTCCACTCCCCGTGGTTACACAGCACACCAACAACATCTAACACATCAACAAGTGATGCGATAGTGCTGATGCCTTTAGCGAACAGGTCTGCACCAAGTAGTAACTGTTCACGTTGGGTGAGTTCCACGGTAAAGAGCTGGCTTGCATAGTTCCCATCGCAACCCTCAAACGGATCACCCATGTTCACTAATGCAGCACCCTCAATGTTTCTACCTTTACGGCGTAGGTCATGGAGTTGTTGAACTGTTTTCTCTAATGATTCCAGTACCCGTTCGACGGTTGCTTCGACACCACCACCAGCAGACTTGCCGAGTTGTAGGTCAGCCCAGTTGATTACGAACGTGGATGGTGGTTCATCAGATGGTTTGTTTGCGGGGCGTTTAGGTTGCTTCCATTTGGAAACCTTCTGTCGTAACGCCTCAATATCTTCATCAGGTAAAACCCTGTTTGCTTTGCGACGGAACCTGGCACGATACGAGTACAGCCATGCAACATCTCTGTCACCGTTCTCTAAACGCTTAGATGTCTGCCACTTAGACATTCGTACCGTGTCATCAACAACTTCAAATACGGTTGGGTCTAAACCGAACCCGACAAGTATTGCTGTCCAGTCTGATGTGATTGGTGTAGGTAGAACACCGGTAGAAATCTCACCACCATCGGGTGTTACTTCTGCCCATGCGCGTTGGTTCTCAGGCGGTTGGGATTGCTCCTCTAATTCATCCTTTAGTGACATGAGCGAATTCCCCTCGACGGTACTTGTTGATTGAAGATGCGTCTAAGTCTATTCCTCGTCGCTCTAACACCCTGCTAATTGCGGGCGCGGGAATGAGATGATCGTCTAACGCTTCGACAAGTTCTTTGCGATCTGTTTGATCCATTCCTTCAAGTACACGTTGGATTCTTGGGATGCGGCCTGACGGCACAACCTTTTCAGATCGTATTTCACTTAACAGACTTTGCTTTACGGGCTTGTTCAACTCTTGCTCCCTCTATGAGTTTGTTTATCTTCTCGATAACTTCCCATAGTGCGTCAGCTTGATCCCTCCCAGGATTAGATTTCAAGAGACAGTCACGCACCAAAGTTAACTCAACGGTAGTTAATCCTTTTGCCATTTGCAAGCACCTTTCTTTGGGTGCTTCACCCTAGTGCTTGGTGATGTGTTCCGTCAACCGATCAGAAACCTTATCCACCTTGTCTTCGGTGCGGTCTTGCGCCCTACGCATCAGACGCAACATAGCCATAACGGTGTCATGGTCTTTACGGTTCTCTGCTTTGAAACGTTGGATCGCTACGGTCAGCAGACCGAAAGCACCAGTAACAGCAGCAGCAAGAACGAGAGCGATCCCAGCATCCACATCAAGCAGGCTTCCCTACGAAACGGATATGCCACGGCTCTGCACCTTTACCAGTTGAGTCACCTAGAACTTCATGCGAGAACCCAAACTTAACTTCATTCTCCAATAGCCAAGCAAGAATCTTGCCGTTAGCGTTCGCCACATCGACCGCAATACCGTAAAGGTGGCGTGAGCCACGCGCTTTGTCGTTCGCTGGATCGTCATACGGTGTAGCCAACATAGCCATACCTTTTTTGAGATACCAGATTTCGTTGTTCCACTTCTTTGTGGATGCACCAGCAATAGGTTCCTTCTGATAACGCGATATAAAGCCTGCGGTTTGTTGGGCGATTGAACGGAGCGTGTCACCGGCTGAAGTTGGTTTAAGAACTATGCCTTCGGCTTGTGCTGCGATAACCATTTCTTCCCACGCAGCAGCAGCACATTTCTCCAGCTTCCCTCCACCCGTAATGGGGGCGACCATAGCTGGTGTAATCTCAGAAGGTTTCTTGCCTTTAAGATGTTCACACCAACGGATCGGCTTAACAGGCCAGTTGGGTTTCGGCATTACTCTGCGACTTCAGGCTTAGGCTTGACTGCACCTGTGAAAGCAATTTCAATTTCTTCTTTGGTGAGTGAACCGTCAACGCTGAAACGCAAGAGCTTTTCGACTACTTGGGCGCAAGCCATGATGCCAGCAAGTGCTGCTGATTTCCATAGGTCTACACCGATCAATGCGCCACCGGCTACAGCAGCGAGTGCGGATGATCCGAACAATGCGAAGATACGGAAGATGATGTTTTGAAGCTTTGCCATGTCTAGTCTTTCTTGGAGAGGGTTAGTGACGAGTGTACCAAAACGACTATTCCGGTTATGAGGGTTGCCTGTCGGAGTGTTGGGCCTGAGAGGGTGATGAGAACCATGCCTGTGCCAGCCCATGTCCATGCGTTATCTGCTAGGTAATCCAAAAGTTTTCTCATTAGCGTCTAATTCTAGTACCTGCTGCTGCGAGGGTTATCCCCGCTGTGACTGCGATGAGGGTGCGTCGTTCCCCGACAGGGATGGTGGAGCCGGTGGGGGTGTAGTCGTCCAAGCCTTCACCAAAGATGTCAATGGTGTCTTCAAATTCTTCACGGATTTCAGTGGGTGCGGATTCGATTGCTGCGATCAGTTCTTCGGTTTGTGTGTCGGAGAGTGCGCCCACGTCTAGGACTTCAAAGATTTGTTGTGCTTGCTCTGCGGTGACTACGGCTAGGACTTCGGGACTGGATGCGAGGGCTGTTGCCTGTTCCTCGGATGGTTCCTCAGCAAGTAGGGATTCCACGACCTGTTCTACTTGTTCTGGGCTGAGTTCGGCTAGGGCTTCTACGAGGGCTTCTGTGGTTTCTGCCTCTGCTATTAGCGAATCCACTTCCTCGTCGCTTAGAGGGGCTTCTAGGGGTGTCTCAGGCTCTTCTGGCAGGGTTGTGTCTACGACTGGTTCTTCTGTAGTGTCAGGGGATGGCTCAGGACTTGGTTCATCTGTTGTGGTTGTTTCTTCGGGAAGCATCTCCTCTGGCGTGGCTTCCTCTACTAGCGTCGTTGTGGTTCCTGTCTCGGTTATCTCAGGCTCTTCAGGAACGTAAGGCTCAACGGGTTCTGGCTCAACTATTTGAGGCTGTGTAACAGGTGTCGGAACTGGCGGTGGTTGTGTTGTGGTCGTCGTTGATACTGTTGATGTTGTTTGCGGTACGGAGGAAGAAGTAGATGTTGAAGTTGTTGTTGATGACGTTGTGGTTGTTGTCGGTGGCAGGGTGCTTGACGTTGTTGTTGTGCTTGTCGTTGTTGTCGCTTGCGGTAAGGAGAAAGTAGTAGATGTGGTGGATGTTGATTGTTCCGTTGTTGTCGTTTCAGGGATGGAAGTTGTCGTTGTTGTTGAAGAAGTTGTAGTTGTTTCTTGAACTGTCGTAGTAGTCGGGTTGGTGACAGGGACAGTCGTTGACGGGACAGTAGAAGTAGTAGTCGTCGTTGTCGTTGATGTCGTGGATGTTGTTATAGATTCCCATAACGACAGGTTACTGATTGTTAGATGACCTGGCGCACAACAGGTGTCAATCGAATACTGACGGAATGTGAACACATCACCCTCATTGACGGGTACAGACAGCTCGCCTGTCGCATTGTTCTGTTGTGTAATCAAGGTGTATACGCCGTTAATGCCGTACTGCGGCGGGTCATACACCCAACCATCAGTCGTCTGATATGCCCAAGTAAAATCTATTGTGTCCACATCTGCGGGGATTGTGGTCTCAATCTTCACCCAATGAGCAGCACCAGAACATCCCTCTTGGTCAGGGCCATGCAAGATAATCGTGTTGTCTATTACTTCGACTGAACCTGATGTTGGGCAGGATTGGCTGTATGTCCATTCACCGAGGGTGTCGGCTTTGGCGGGTTTGGCGAATAGTGCAAACCACAAAACGGGGATGAAAATTAGCCACTTGCTACGCAAGTTACCACTTACCAATGGGACAAACAGCGTCCCTCAACTTAACCTTCCCCACCATAAGGCAACCACATTGTTTGCATTGTTTAGTTAGACCAATAAGTTCAGGGCAATCTAAACAAACATCCATACGTTCTTTGGCGACCTGCTCATCAGCAAAAGAAGCATTTGGGTTTAGCAAATCCCACGGTCTAGTCGTACCTAACCGTTTCTTGTATTCAGACCACGCGCTCATTCTGCTGGACTGAACGTGTCCCCATCAAATTTCCAACCCATACGGACAATCCCACCCAGTTCTTTAGGGACAATAACAATCTTCGGGTCAGACGAATACACGGCAGTCATATGCTCGACTTCTTCAGGGAGCATGTGCATCCAAGCAACTTCACCGTCAATAACAAACGCAAAAAAGTTGTGCGGCTTTGACAGGTCGGGACCTTGATTATTTGCTTCAGACATTTCTACTCCTTATCAGCATGGTGGAACACCACAGGTTAAACCAGCACCAGTGCCAGTAGTCAAACAATACCAAGCACCGTCCGATATGGCGACATCGCCCGTAACAGTAGTGCCACCGCTCACGCAAGGGTATGTGGTGTACGCATACCAAAGGGTGTCATACGCTGGGACACCAGTTTCACAATAAATGATTCCGCACGTTCCGCAGTTACCGCCGTTAATCGTTGAATACGAGTAACTAAACACACAAGCAGGTAGTGACGAGCCAACACCAGCAAGCATTTGCATAACTATGCCGCCGTATTACCGAGCAGAACCCAAGTATCAGTCGCAATCTTTACAAGTGTTGCCGTAGCCCACTTGCCGTTAAGTTTTTTCTTTGAACCCTGTGCTTCGAGCGTAACCCCAGCACCACCAGCAACCGTGATTTGACCGTCACCAATTTGCATAAGGTTCACCTGGTCGCCTTCAGTAAACGCAACAGACGAGTTAGGTGGCACAGTCACAGTAAAACCAGTTGCTTTATTAAGCGTCACCAACTTATGAGCGTCACCCAATACAAGGGTGTAGGTGTCAGTAACGGGGTTGAGTGTGAGGTTGTCCAACTCTGCTGAACCAACAGCGCGGTCAGCCATCTTCGCCTGGGTCACAGCACTATCAGCAATCTTTGCTGTCTCAACAGAATCAGTAGCCAACTTTGCTGCTGTAACATTTGCATCAGTAATCTTGGCGGTAGTCACAGCACCATCAGCAATTTTTGCTGTCGTAACATTCAAGTTAAGTATCTTGGCTGTCTCAACAGAGTCGGTAGCCAACTTCGCAGCGGTTACGTTTGCGTCAGCAATCTTTGCGGTAGTGACGTTAGCGTTCAAAATCTTTGCGGTAGTAACCGAATCCGAAGCCAAACCAGCAGCAGGAATCTGTTTCCAAGCAACACCATTCGTCGCAGCCGAATCAGCCAACAACGCATAATCGTTCGTGCCAACAGCCAAACGGTTCAAAGCCGAACCAGTAGTAACCAACAAGTCACCCTTAGTTGTCAGCTTCGCTACAAGTTCGTTCGCCTCATCCGCATCATTAGCAGTAAAGACTGGATAAACCGTCGCACCCGCAGAATGACTACTTGCGCTCGTATCATCCTGACCCCTAGTAAGAGTAAGAGTCGAACCCGAAATAGTTGCACTGCACTTCTCCTCAGTTGAAGTACCTGGATCAAGAACAATATAGAACGGGACAGCACTAGTAGACGGCCAACCCGTTGTGGCAGCCAAAGAACAAGTGGTGTCGGTGGAGTTGATAGCAGCAGTAATGGTGGTCGCTGCGGCTGCACCTGCATATTGTCTACGAGTAAAGGCTGGCATACTGTCCTATCTTACACTTCTCATAATGACCACACAGGTTCCGTTCCAGTCCCAAGCGTTATGGTTATTCGCAGAGTCCACAGGTTGCCAACGGACATCCTCCACAATTACCGAATAGGTGCTGGCGTTTTCCTGATAGGTGATAACACGCGGGTTTTCCACCAGGTCACGGAGGTATTCCAGTTCGGTGTCAACATCAATGAAGTATTCAAATCCTCGGATGTTTAGTTTGTGGTGCAGTAGCAGGGGAACAGAAAAGATTTGTGAACGTAACGGTGCAGCATAGGCTCGACCTAACCAGCGGGTAACTACAGGGCCAGTTGTAGCGTCTGTGGCTGAACGGGTCATGGTGAGGCGGGCTTCAGCTTCAAACACTTTTGTTTCAAATCCGTCAAACGTGGACTCTAAAGAGTTGACTACGGTTTGTGTGCCGACTGTTTGGAAATTACCAGAGTCAGCAGCAACAGCAATAGCAACAGTTCCGTTTAACGGTTCGGTACGCAAATCCCATTTAGGAATAAACTTTGTGTCCGGTACACCCCAACGGTAGATACCTGAGTCGATGGTTCCTGAAGCAACTTTGTTTGTTGAATGTTGACGGTATGCGCCCAAACCTGAAACAGTGAACACTGGTTTGTTTTCAAACTCATGGATATCAACAATCGTACCTTGACCTGTGACCATCAAATCTGATGCGTATGCAGGTTGGTTGACGCTGACCTGTGTGGAAATATCCAGCCTGCCGATACCTGTTGAGGTGTCGTCGTAGTTTGTCCACCCAAAATATAGGTATTGTCCGATAGCAGAAAAGGCATTAACCGAGGTTCCTGTCTCGATCAGTGGACCAACGACAAGGTTGCCGTCGCTGTCCGACGAGCAGAACCGCAACCCTGTCGTTAACCCAATAACCACGAAACCGAGGTACGCATCGATTGTAGTCACAATTTCACCCATCGGCAACTCGGCTGCAACCGTAGGAATATCCAATGATGACGCATCGGCTTTAATTGCGGTCTTATAGATCAGGGACTTGTTACCTGCATGGCCTGCACAATAAATTTGGTTTTGTCCACCAGCGAAACCAACCCATTCAAAGTCTGTGTTTGCATGGCTAAACAACGCTGATGGGTTATTTGCTGATGAACCTGGGGCTGTAAGAATATTCCAAATCCTGTGTTTATCTACGCCTTGACCAGCAACCATCAAACGTCCACGGACATAAGCCAACACGCCAGCCTCAATGCCGGTGATGTAGTTAGACGCAGCAGAAGTACCAGCGTTCGTTTGGTCTATGTCACCGTCAGCGTAAGAGAAGAACACGTTGTAACCATCTGAGGTAATGCTGTAAAGGTTAGACGCGTTGGTGCTAGTGACCGTCGTAAAGGTAGACCAGTCAGTTGTGTATTTAACTGTTTGTCCATCAGTTCCATAAATCCTGTCGCTAGCCGTAGCCATATACAGGTTGGTGTTAGCAGAAGAATAAGCCTGTGCTGTGTCAGGGAGCAACGACAGTTCGCCACGGGTCCACACGTCAACACCTTTACTGGAACGGAAACGGTACGCCTCAGCGTCAGCAGTATCCGAATACTTTTGCCCAGCCCCATAATGCCAAGATGATTGCGACCTACGCCACAAACCTTGCGGGTTGATAGCTGATTCACCAGGTTCAGCAGATTGGTCAACCGAGTCACGAACACGCGCATCAAACTGTCTGCCGAAAGCATTTGACTTCGTATCAATCATGTACGGTCTGCCGTTAACAGCAACAGGATAAAGATACGGAACAACCTGTGTTGAACCTGTACCTGAATAAAAGGCTGGTGTTCCCCTGAACGGGAAACTGTTTTTCGTGATCGTTACAGCCACGACTACACCCTAATAGTCAACGGGTATTGTCTCGCAAGTTTCGCTGCTTCAGCGATGATACGGTCACGACGCAAACGCAAAATGTTACTGAACGAATCACGCATAGCCCCAGGTGGAACCTCATCCGAACGACGGGTATCACCTTGGGATTCAATGAAGTTGCGTTTGATTTCACGGGTGGACAACATACGGGACATCACACCCATCTCCAAAATGTCTTCCATAGTTACAGGAATATTCGCAACCGACTGCAAGCTGTCGCTGATAGTGGACACACGGGTGAACGGGGCTTTGTAACGGACACGCAAAGTTCCGGACATCACCATTTCGTCAAACACGATGGCATACCCTGACGGGAAATCTGAGGTAGGTAGGTCGCGTTGTAGTCGGGAGCGACGGATAACAGGATAATCTGTGTTCAAATATCGCAAACGGACATCCAGCAGGTCGATGACTGATGTTGCACCAGTTAAGTTAACTTGGCGGTCAGCACCGTTATAGCTGACATCTGTTGAGATAACACGGAACAGGCCGTTCAACGGACTGGACATATCATCAATGTCTTGGTTTAATGCTTCCAACATTTGTGCTTTAGGGAACCGAGGGTTTAACACCACTATTGCCCCTGTTGCGTGTGATGCTGCGGTAGTGCCACCGTAGCCACGCTCAACCGTCAATGTTTTGTTACCGCTGGTTGCTTCCCAAACATAAATCAGTTCTGAGTCAACCTCAAAAACTGTGCCAGCGCGAAGCCCTGCCAACTCATAGGACATGACAAAAGATGTGTCATCAGAGTCAACAGATGACGCTAACTTGTTTCGTTCCTCGATGGTTCCCGAAAGAAGTTGGCGTGACACCCGATCAAGGAGCGCACCAGCGGTAGACATTTACTTCTTTTTCTTAGCCTTCTTCATAGGCTTGCCCATTTTCTTAGCCATTTTCTTGGCATCAGCTTTGCCCTTAGCGGTGTAAGGGAACTCCATCTTTCCGACCTTTGGCATAATATAACCTTTCGCTAGTTAGGCAATCAGATTACCACGCCTCAACAGTCCCACTTCCGCAAAGCCAAAGCCTTACGAGTAGGACGACCCTTGCTGTCTTTCAACGGACCTGGCATACCGCCCATCCGCGCACAAAATGATTTACGTCGAGCCGCTGCTTTCGGAGACTTCTTAGCCTGTGATGCAGATACAGGTGGCTTTAGATTCATGCCTTGCTTCTTGGCTGATGCACGACCTTTAGCGTTCAAACCACCAGCAGGGTTCTTGCCTTCTTTGCGTTGCCATGCAGGGGTCTTAGCCATTACTTCTTCTTTGCGGCCTTCATGTTGTCAATCAGGTTTGGGTAAGGACGACCAGCCTTCTTCGCTGATGCCTTAGCCATCGCCTTCTTCTTCGGGCTGAGCTTCTTTGACTTCTTCTTAGGGTTTGGTGTTTCCCAAACTGGCTTATCTTTTTTCATATCAGGAGTCCTGCTGCTTTCAAAACATCACGCACATTCAAGACTACACGGTGCTTTACGCCAGGCATTAGTTCCACCCGATGCCCGCCAATGTCGGCTTGTACCCGTTTCTTTACCTCAATTTCGCACTCAGGTTCCAACGCCTTCCACTTACCAGTAACCCTGTTGCCTGTCGGCTTAACTATCTGTAGCAACTGGTCGGCTGCGGTGTTCCAGTTGAACGCTGCTGTCTCTCCAGCATAAGTTTCTGCTTGTTGCCGGTAACGGTCACGGTTGTCATACAGGTCTTTGATCGCACTAAATATCGCATCAAATTCAGGTTCATCCCAATCACCCATGTTCTGCCACACACCCTCATTTGTTGGTACAGAACGGGTAGGGATGCGGTGTGTTGCCAGATCAGAGAACTCTCGATGACCATGCGCGTCAGACAAGATGGTAGGGACACCAGCAGAGATTGCTTGTAAAGGCATCAACCCAAAACCTTCGCCACGGGACACCGAGATGAAGCAGTCAGCAGAGCGAACCAGATCAGCTTCGGCTTCTACAGTCATCCACTTGTTATGCACCACCACATTCGGATAGTCCAGGTTCGGTGGGGCAGACAGATACGGGGGAACGATCTTGATGTGCAGTTCAGCGTCAGGCAGGTTCATCTCTAGGAATACTTTGAGTACAACGTCCAAGCCTTTGCGATACCACTCTGACCCACCACAAAGAATCTTAAACTTCTTGTTCTCAGGCCGAGCCTTCGGATACCAAACATCACGGTCAACCCCTAAAGGTATTACACGCACGTTGTCATGGAACTGTGAGAACAACTCCCAATTATGTAGAGATGGCACAATCACCGTGTCAAACAGGTGCAGATATTCGGAGAACTGTGGTGGCAACCAGTTCGTTTCCCACATGGTCAGCAACGCAGGGTTCTGCCCTGTAGTCCAACCTTTAATCAGGTTTGGTCTGAGAGCAAACACAACCCGTTCAGCGTCATCACATAGTTCAACTTTGGTTGATAGCGCGTCCCGTAAACCGGACACCATTTTTCCATACCCCACATGAGGTAGGTTCACCCCGACAAGGCTCAGGTATTGGGGAGTATTCCCGTTTCGACTTGCCATTTTTCTTCTGCTCGTTTCTCAACCTTTGCCGAACCGTCAATCTTGCGAGGCTGCACCCCGTTACGGCGTAAACGCTGATATGCGTCTAGGTCCTTGTCTAGCACACGGTCTTTGTCGTTGATCGTTGCGACGCGAGCTTTACCGCCACGCGACGGCATGGCATCTGCGCCGATACCGACGTAAGCGATTTTGCAACCGAAACATCCCTCGACATCTAAACCCGGATGGGTTTCTTGATGTTTAATCATTTTCAAACAGGTAGTTGATTAGCCAGTCGCAAGCACCTTTGCGTGGTTTACGCCTCCAGCGAAGCAAGTTCATTTTGGTGAACGTTGATTGCTGCTTCAAGTGTGGTGAGTGCGTTGTTTGCTGAGGTTACGCCTGCTTCGTCGTTCAACTGTTCACAGGTTTGCTTGTTCAGTTCATGTTGCCATGCTTCTGACGCAAATTGCGAGATGCGTTGGTTGAGGATGTTTTGTTTTTGCTCTACGGTGAGTAGTGCGGTGTAGTCGATTGCCATGTTTGGTTCCTTTGTTTTAGGCTGCTCCGAGGGTAGTTATCGTACCCGAAGAACCGCGATATTTGAGTGCCCCTGATTCTACATACAGGATGCCGCCTGAGGCGATGTTGGCTGAGGGTGCTGTGCCGTTGCCCATGTGGATGGCTTTGTCTGCTGAGGTGGCGATTGCTGTGGTTCCTACGCAGAGGTTGCCTGCTAGGTGGTTGGCTGCCGTACCGTTCATATACAGGTTCCAACGACCAGTTGCAGCAGCAACATCACCGTAGAAACCATAGTTGTTGGTTGCACCAGTCAAAGAAGAAACCGCAAAACCAATTTGGTCAGTGACGGCTGAACCAGAACCAAGCGTCATGTTCCCAGCCCTAAATGAACGCAAAGTTGTCACCGTTGCAGATGCGGCTGTTGACAATGCTGTTCGATAGCCCTCTGCCGCAACAGTAACGTCTGTAGCAAAAGTTGGTTGCATCAACATACCCCATGCCGTTGTCGCACCAGTTACGGAACCGTTCATAGTCACTATTGCGGAACTGGATGCAGCCGCTTCAAAAATAAGACTGCCAGTGCTAGTAAACCTACTAAGGCTTGTTGATGCCGAGTTCTGTAGAAGGAACAAACTTCCTGTTTGGCTGGCTGCACCTCTGACCACCAAACCAACGTCGGCTGCTGAAGTGTTCGTAACCTGTGCCATAGCACCTGAAGTGAGTGTTGCACCAACACCCAGGCGACCAGCCATGTAGTTCGCTGCAGTCCCGTTCATGTAAACGTTCCAACGACCCGTTGCTGCTGCTATGTCACCAAAAAAACCGTAGTTATTGGTAGCACTCGTCATGGTTGATGCAACGTTGAAACCAATTTGTGTCGTTATGGTTGAACCAGCACCAGCAGTAGCCGAAGGAACCGCCTGATAATGGGACAATGTGGCAAGAGTAAACGAAGCAGCAGCGGTGGTCACATTTGACCTAAACGAAGCAACTTCGCTAGTCACATCAGACTGGACTGCCCCGCTGGAAAGAACTGCTATTGATGTTGTTGAGCCAGTTATTGTTTTTGAGATAGTGAGGTTTCTACCTGCGGCAGGTGTGACACCGATACCGACCTGACCCGTAGAGTCAATACGCATACGCTCAACATTGTTTGTACCAAACAACAAAGGATGGTTAGTAAAAGTATTTAGATATGCAAAACCGTTGTTGGCATCCAGATAAACAGAAGTTGTATCGTTTCTGGCACGAATAACAGTGGTTGTGGTGCTGGAGTTGTAGGCATCTATTTTTACTCCAGGAGTAATACCTACACCAAGGTTGCCTGACGAGTCAACAACTACGAGTGATGTGCCAGCAGAGTTTTCGATATCCAACAACAAACCAGTTTGTGACGCTGCACCCTTAACAACCAACACGTTGTCGGCTGCGGTGGTGTTTGTGATTTGCGCCATCGCACCGCTAGTTAAAGCCGCACCAACACCAAGACGACCAGCCATGTAATTCGCTGCTGTACCGTTTGCTATAAAGTTCCAGCGACCAGTACCTGAAGCAATATCGGAGTAAAAACCATAGTTGTTTGTTGCACCAGTTAATGCGCTATCAACATAATAACCATATTGGTTTGTTACAGCCGAACCAGCACCAGGAGTAGAAATACCAGCAGTATAAAAATGGGTAAGACTTGTCAGTGTGAACGATGCGGCTGCTGTACTTACACCAGAACGGTAAACCTGAACCGCACCAGTAACATCCGACTGAATAGCACCGTTGATAACAACACCAAATGCGGATGTTCCACCAGTAAGTGCTTTGCCAACAATTAGATTTCTTCCCGCTGTGGTGGTTACACCAATACCAACCTGCCCAGCGGAGTCAATACGCATACGTTCAACACCGTTAGTGGTAAACGTCAAAGGGTTCGTACTTTCAGAACCAATAAACGGTGTATTCCCAGTAACAGAACCAACCAACAAACGACCAGTGGACAAAGAACCAAAAGCGGCTGTAACGTTCCCTTGTGTTCCAACTGTTGAAGAACCCAAAACCTCCAACCTCACAGTTGGTGTCACACCAACACCAACGTTTCCGCTGGAATCAACACGCATGCGCTCCGTAGCAACACCAGCACTAGAGTTAGTGTTGAAAGTCAAATATCCAGGAACAATCCCTGAAGATACAGTTCCTTCGGATATTCCAGCGATTGACGCAGCATTTGTATATGCAGAACCGTCGTAACCTCTAAACTGGACTCTACCAAGAATATCACCAGATGTGATAACGGTTGGTGATGTTGTAGTTCCGCGTGATTTTCTAAAAGTAATGTTAGACGGGTTTGCGGTGGCATCACTTCGTTCGGAAAAAAGTGCGTCAGCACCAACTGCGATATGTACGCCCGCTAACGGAGTGGCAAGACCGACACCAACCAAACCAGCAGCATTGATAACAAACGGTGTTGAGTCAGGGTTTGCCGAATCCTCAACCACCAGCGCATTACCCGAACCAGTTTGTGTAATACGCAACAAATCCGTTGCAGACGCAGCAGCAATAACCTGCTCAGTAGTAAACACATTATTCGTATACGTCGAAACATTCCCCGTACCAGCAGGACCAGTAAGACCAGTATCACCCTTATCACCAGCAGCACCCTGTGGACCTTGCAACCCGCGAGGAATAGCAAAATTGAAAACAGCCGCAGACGAAGAACCAGTATTTGTTACCGAAGCACTAGAACCAGGCTCACCAGTCGTAACCGCACCCAACGTAATCGAAGCAGCCGCACCAGCAGAACCCGTCGCACCCGTAGCCCCAGTCGCACCAGTTGCGCCTGTAGCCCCCGTAGCACCCGTAGAACCAGTAGCACCAATCGTGGTCCACCCTGTTGACTTATACACCTGGAACTCGCCCGTATCCTTCAAATACGTGACCATGCCCTCAGTCAAAGTAAACGCACCACCCGAACCAAAATAAGTATTACGAGCTGACTCAGAATCAAACGTACCAACAACCTGCGACGCAAGATAATCGTTCATTTCCGAAACTTCAACAGTTTCCGCCGTGAACTTCTTAAACTGTGGCATTACACTCCCAAAACAGCATCAGACCCTAAGGTACTTGAATAAGACGAACCAACTTCAAACACACCAGCCGAAACACTATAACCAGCAGCAACAAGCGCATCAGCCTCAACATCAGTCACATAATTACTGTGACCACCAAAAAACACTCGACTCACCGTAGACATATCACTCGGCTGAACCTCAACAAAAGAACCATCAAGCAACCGGTACACATTCTTCCCACGCAACGTCGGAGCATAAAAACGCCACAAACGCCACTCAATCCCACGCTTCAACGCATCACCATAAACAACAGCATTTTCTGTTGGAGGAACAAACGTTGGCATGAAACAGATACTACCAAATACAAAAGTGGGGTAGCCGAGCGAGGGGACTCGACTACCCCACATCTTGTGGGAGGACTAACTCAATTAAGCGTTAGTACCAATGCTGGATGACGACTCAATGCGACGCAACGAAGCTTCGCGGAAACGGCCATAGCCGCCGAGCCAATACCAACCGATTGGATTGAAACGCATAAGCGAGTCAACCACAGGGCCGCGAACGACCTTTGCGAAAGCACCGTTGCCATCAATCTGGCTGTATGCCTTTGCAAGAGCCTGACGACCCATGATGTGTGTGCAATACACGTCAATCGTTCCAGTTGTGCTGGTTCCGTTTGATGCGTCAGTAAACACCTTGGCGCGAGGGGTTTCAATGAATCGTACTGATTCAAAGGTTCCGATTTCGCCGTTGTAGATGTTCTGTGTGTCAACCTGAACGTGAGGTGCGTTCCATGATGCGTTGCCGGTTTCACGACGAAGGTCGTACGACACGTCAGGATGGATGTAACCCATGTAGTAACCATTGAAAGTTGCAACGTTTGCAGCACGCAAAGCAGCAGTCTGCTTACGGATGTCGTTGGCTTCAATGATGTCTTCAGCTGCAACCGTTACACGGCTTGAAGGATCAGATGATCCACCGCCACCGTATGCAACGTTGGTTCCACCAGCAAGCACTTCGCGAACAACCTGGTCCAATGAGTCACCAGCGTTGTAACCGATAAGGTTCGCTGCTGCTGCATCAACGTCCAAGAACGCTGTTCCACGGAGTTTTGCGGTTGTGGTAATCGTGTTGCCGTATTCAGCCAAAGTGACCGTTACCTGACTGTCACCCATTGTTGCAGGGGTGAGGTCAGTGGTTTCGCTGAGGGTTGAAGTTGCTGCTGCAAGTTCGCTGAAAATCGTGAAGATTACAGCTGATCCTGGCATAGCTTGGTTTGTTGCTTGAACGTCGGCTGCCTGATCGAACAGCATCTCTGAACGTAGGGCGAAATACGCCAAACGATCGTAAGCAGACTGATCTACAGAAACCGAACTGGCCTGTGTAATTGCCATTTCTTTATTCCTTTAGGGGTAGCCCCAAAGAATGTGAATCCTAAGGGGAGTGATTAGTACTTTTCTGCTTCGGCTCGCGCCTGGGCCATAAGTTGCATCACTTCATCTGGGGATTTTGCGTTAGCAATACGTTGAGCGTAATCAACAGGAGGTTCGCTTGTCTCGCCAGCTCGCGCTGCCTGTGCCACACGATTCCATGATTGCTGTTCAGCAACCACTTCCTTGTTCTGACTTGGTATGAGACTTGCTTCTTCTGCCGCTTGTCGAATGGCCTCCGGTGTTAATTCACCGTCGTAGCCTTTAACGAAATACTTGTACTTCGGATCGTTCGGGTCCATGCCCGCTTTCACGAAGTTAAGTTCTCGTCGGGCTGCCTCTGCTGATGCTGCCTGCTCACGTAAAGCCTTATTCTCGGCTTCAAGCTTCCGCAAGTGCGCCCGCACAGGGTCCTTCGATTGCTGCTGGTCTTGTACTGCATCATCCTCAAACTCGTAGTTTGCATCTGACATGACCCACTCCTTCTGCCCACATTCGGCTGGAGGTTCCCGAATGGCTGCAAGTCTCACCCCTTTTGCACATTGAAATCGGGGGCTTTCCAATGGTGTCCGTAACCGAACATTAACAGTATACACACACTTCACTTGACAGTGTCAAGTATGCTATTGCGCTTTACCTACCGAAGTAGAAATGGAGCCTGATGTTTCACCAGTTGTCCGAGCAAATGATCCACCACCAGCGAACTCACCGGTACGCTGGCGACGTTTACGCTCCAACTCTTGTTGCGCGGCGACATCAATCCCGAACGCCGCACCAGCCAACTGTTCACCCGATAGTGCTGTTTCACCCGCGAAAGTCTGCTTTAGTTCGCCTAAAGCACCGACTTCAGCGAACCCTGCGCGAGCCTGCTGTTCAGTAATACCTCGTCGAGCCAAGTCCTCAGCAAACGCACCAGTCAACTGAATACCACCCTGCTCTAAGCCACGGGCTGCGATGTTGGCTGCCTGTGCCTGGCGGGTGAGTAGTGGGGCTGTGCGTTGCGGGTCAAGGAAGTATGCGGCTAACTGCCCTTCGGACACGCCGTACAGGTTTCGCATCTGGTCTTTCACGGCTGGGTCAGCGTCGGCGACAGCACGATAGCCCTGCTGGACACGCTCGTTCAGTTCCGAGTTTGAAACATCGCCTTCAATCAAAGCTTGGAAGTCTTCCGACTGGTCATAGAAGTTGGCTGGCAAACCGTTGGATCGCAAAGTTTCACGGTACTGGTTTTCTAACCCGATGTATGAGGCAGGGTCTAGTTCTGACAAGCCAGCCTTCAATCGCGCAGCATTACCAGCAAAACGCTTTTTATATGTTGGCTGTTCACGGATAGCGAAAATGATTGCATCAGGGTTATTGATGTTGACGGTTTCTTTTGCGATGATTTCGGTGTAAACAAAGTCAGCCAAATCGCCTAAACCGTAGGTGGCAAGAACTGAAGCCATTGTGGTGCGGGCATCCTGTTTGCGACGCTTGGTTTCTGCTTCCATTTCTTCATCAGGCGCAGCAACACGTTTGGTGTAGCCGTTACTAAATACGGTAATCCGCATACGGCTACTTCCACTTCCCTCAAAATAGGTGTCTACAACTGTTGCGCCTTCTCCACCAGTCGCACCACCGCCAGCAGTACCACCATCAGCACCACCGCCAGTTCCTAAACCACCAAAGTAGTTTGCGTACTTAGGGGCGTACGCATCGTTAACTATCTGCGTGAAATCGGGTGCTGGTTGTGTTTGCAGGCGTTGCGAAGCAGCAGATACAGCTTCAGGGAAATTTGCCATCCGCTCCTGAATACCGAAAATGTCACTCATCAGCCCACCTTTCCAAATGCTCTAGCCAAAGTCAAACCAATATCCGTAGCCTGCTGATTGGCTTGTTTCGTGAACTGCCAACCAAAAGAAGGATCACTTTTAATCGTTGTGACCCAATCAGTCAACGACATTTGGCCTGTCTCTTTAGTGCCAAAAGCCCTAGCCCACTTGCTGTCCTTAGTGAAGTCAATCTGGTTCGGATCGATCTCCAAAGCATCAGCAGCATAATTGCGGTAGCCACTAAAGATATCTTCCAACGATAAACCAGCATCAATCTGATCTGCCAAATGGAAATACTTGCCTTTCGCTGATTTCTGTGCTTTCTGCAAAATCGAATCCTGAGTTACAGCAACACCGTTATACATACCGCCAGTCAAAGCAGCCTGCATCTCAGCATCAGAAACGTTGTACCCATACGCACGTGCAGCAATACGGATAGCGTCAGCGTCGCCACCTTCTAAAGCGTTTCTTGACATACCGGGAGCAGTCGGGGTTGTTGCTGCGGCTGGCCTACGGAACGCATACTGGTATACAGCCTGCTTGACACCGGTAGCGGTCAGACCGTTTCGGGCAACCTTCTTGGCTATCTCATCAATGTCCGTTTGTGACAACCCAACATCGGAATAGTCTTTGACAATCGCATTACGGGCAGACTCAATCAACCCGTTCTGTGTCATCGGTGAAGCACCATCAAACTTGTACTGGGAATCAGTTACCGTCTTGGCATACTTCGTCCCCTTGATAAGAGCCTGTATTTCTTCAGTTTCAAATTCTGTGTTTACGGCTTGTTTAAGGATGTCAACAAAATCCTGACCAAAAAAATCAACAACATCGTTGCCGACCCAATCTGAATACGCAGGATATGTTTTCTTGAACTCATCCATCCAAGCCATATCATCGACAGGCTTGTTTTTGGTTTGGAACTCTTGACGCAATTTGGTTCTGTTAGCGGGTGTGTCTTTGAGTTTGCGTTTTGTCAACTCTGAATCAACAAACGTTTTTTGGTCTGTGGCAGATATTGCCGATTGTGTTGACACCGCAGCGGTTTGAGGGGGGCGAGTTACAACAGGTTGAGCCGGAACAGGCGGGGTCACTACGGGTTGAGTCACCACAGGTGGAGTTGGTGCGGTTGGCCCTACACCCTCACCACGCATCTGAGCAGTTGCCCGACCTTGTGACGTGGCAGGTGTTGCAGATGTGGGAGTAGCAGAGACAGGCTGATCCAACACAATCTGGACACGGCTTGTTCCACCAACTTTGACAAGTTTTCCTGTAGCACCATTTTCAACGGCGTTAAGAACTGCTTGTGCAGAATTGGCTTCAGATGTTAGTTGCGAAATTTTCTGCGGGGAAGCAGCACCTTTTTGCTCTTGCACCAACCGTCGATTAGCAGAATTCAAATCGATCTGGGCTTGCCTAACTAGGCTTTCCTGATTTGCTTTCTTTTCTTCAGCCTGCTTTTCCGCAGACTTAGTAGTTGCGGTGGCAGCCTGTTCCTCACGTTTTAATGCAGCGTCATACCGTGTTTTTATAGCCTGAAACGCTTTGTTGGCAGCATCAAAAGTTTTTTGTGCAGAACCCAAATTCAACAAACCAGCATTTTTCAACGCTGTGTCAGCAGCAGTAAAAGATGCTAAAGCAGCATCATATTGTTTTTGTAAAGACTTTGTTGTTTCAGCCATCGTTAACCTACGATACTCATAGCAGCGTCAATGGCTTTACGGAACCGCACAGCCTTCTCAGCACCGCCCTGCAACTGCGAAACCTGCTGACCTGCCATAACCGACAGAGTAGGAGCCTGCGAGCCTCTAGTGGCCTCCTGTTGCTGTATGGCGGCAACCGCCTTATCAATATCAGCCTTAGTCATCGTTCGACCCAACTTCTCCAACGAAGCGGTACGCAAATACTCGGTAATGTTTTCAGCCGGTGAAGTCCGATATTTTGAACCACCACCAGACCCCGAATACACGGGTCCAGCAGTAATCAACTCTTGCAACAGCGGCTTCCACGTATAGCCTTTAGCGTTCGCATAACTCAAAAACTCTTTGAACGCTGTCCTATCCCTACTCAAAGTCCCTGTACCTGAAGGTTTACCAGTCCCATAAAACCCTCTTGACTGCAACAAACGCAACGTGTTAAGCCGTTCACCGTCTTTCATGCTATACAACTCGTTATAAACATCTTCTTCGCCGTATGGTGCGCGAGCAATCTGACGGTTCTCGTTGACCAGAAACTCGCCGTCATACGTAACACCGACACGTCGGCCACCAGGACCAACCATCTGTATTTGTGAAGAAACAGCTTGCTGTGTTTGCTGGTCAATAGTCGGGTCAAACCCAACAATAGGCCGTTTCGGATATGCGGTAAGTGAACCGAACCCGCCAGTCGAATAAAACCCGCCCTCTGATGCAGCAAACTGTTCAAAATCGGTTGCGCCGGTATCAGCCTGCGTGGTTTCTTCTGTTCCGTCTGCCATGGTTATTCCACCTCTGATGCTAGTAAGCGATCAAAAATACGTGCAAAATTTGGTTCTTGCTTAGACAATGCTAGTCCAAGGGCAGCCAAGCCGTCACGCAAACGGGCAGCACTCTTAGCCTGACGGAAACCTTGCTCAGTAGAACCAGACCTAGCAATAGCCTGCTCACGTGCCAACAAGTATTCTCGAACAGCTTTGCCCACACCAGTCTCAGCAACACGATCATCAAACACGATCTTCTTTAGATCGGCCACATCGTTGTAATACTTGCCAACCTCAAACTCTGCGAACTCTGGGAAACCAGGATATTTCTTTGACAAGAAAGAACGATACCGTTTCAACACATCTTTAGCAGAATCAGAAGGGTACGGCCCAACTTGTTCACGGGCCTGACGGAACTTCGCTGAACCAATACGCTGCTGCGCCAAAGTAATCAACTGGTCATCTGTTAGTTTGACACGCTCACCGGCTTTAAGTTGACGGTCATAAACAGCGAAACTGAAATCTGATCCAGCAGGCGCGAAATAGCGGGCAACCTCTGGGTAGTCCTCGATCAACTGTTTGTTGTCGCCTTCCCATTTGCCGAATTCTTCGGTGGCTTCCAAACCTTCAGCGTTAGAACGGCTCTTGGAACTCACATACAAGGCCATCTCGTCACCATAGGTTTCAAGGAATAACGGCAACGCTTTGTCATAACCGATCTGAGGATCAGCCTGCATATCGTAAAACTCTTTAACCAAAGAAGAAACAAACACATCACCCTGATCCGTCTTGACCTTGAATTCGGTGGTTGCTGCGGTAGGTCCGGCGAACTGTGAGAAGGCCCTGAACGCAGTCAAGATACGGGCTTTGAACTTTGCGTCAGATTCCAACTGTTTGACTTCTTCACGGCTGTCAAGGTCGTAATCCCCTGATGCCGACAATGCTCGGAGTGTTTCGATGTAGGTGTTAGCGAAGATACCGTTTAAGTCATCTTCGTTGGCGACAACCGCTGAAGCGAACTTTTCCAAATATCGTGGCAAAGGATTCAACGCACTAATCCCTTTAGAACCGTATGGCAAGAACACTTCGCTAAGGAAGTCGGTGTCTGGGGTGTTTTGCAGAATCTTTGATGCAGCGATTTGGGCTACTGGACCCAAAGCAGGGAACGCCTGGATACCTTGCGAGAGTCGTGACACAGGGGCTTCAAGGGTTGCATCCAAACCTGTAAGTACCTTGGACAAAGTTCCCGAACCAGGGAACGTGAACATCAGTTCGTTGGTGGTTGGGTCATGGTAGAAGAATCCTCGACCATCGTTGTCAGGGTCGGCGTTGGCAACACCGGTGTAGATACGTTGGAATGATCGCGCTGTGCCAACAGGGTTTTTCTTTAGGAAACCTGCGTATGTGCCGATAACTTCACGCCAAGCAGGGGCGAACGGCATGATGATCCGCAAAGCGTCCTGAAGGTTTGAACGGCTTGAAGCGTCATACAAAAGTTCTTTCATGTTATTCACAGCAACATATTTGGCGTAGTCGTCAAGTTCTTCAATGGTCACATCGCCAGCGGTTTTGGTTGATGCTTTCATTTTTCGTAAGATTTCTTTGTCACCCAAGTATTCCTCTGGCTTAATCTTTAGCGCAGCAGCCTTTTTCTCTACCTGTAACAAAAACTTTTCTGCTTGTGCGGGGTTAAGCCGGTCAATGAGCTTGCCAACTTCTTCGTAGTAGTACTGACGGAACACAGGGTTGCGTTCCAGTTTCGTTGTAATGGTGTTAACAATGCTGTTAAAAAACCAGTCAACAGACTTGTCGTAAGAGTCTTGGAATGATGCAAGTTTTCCTTGATCTGAAGCAGAGGTTTGCATCAATTCACGCTTCAATGTCGGCGGCAAACCAACCTTTGTGGTTTCGTCATACAACTCTTGTTTCTTGATGATCCGTCGAGCAGCTGCGCTACCTTCACCACGACCGAACGCATCAACAGCTTCGACAGGTTGAATGGTTGCTTTAGAAAAATCCACAACAGAACCATCTAGCGGGTCAATCACTACACCACCAAGATCGTCGTCAATCCTGGTAATAACACCAATCTGGTCATCGTCCAACTGGACTATTGATCCGACCCGATATTCGTCGCCTTCAGCAAGCACAAGTTCGCTTAGGGTTCGTTCTATACGTGGAGCAATCTCGCCGTCAACATACTTAGGCACACGGTTGAACGCATACATGAACTGGATTTCAGGCAAACCACCAGTCAACAACTGGCCGTTTTCTACACTGATACGCATGGCGTACTGGTAGTACGCAGCGATTTGATCTTCTTCGGTCAGCCCACGAAGGTCAATCGGTGGTGTCTTGGCCTTAGCACCAGTACGAGAGTTGATGATAGTGAAGCCGTATTGGTGCAAGTCGTCAACTTCGTTTTGAAGTTTCTTGTTCTTGCGGATGATGTTAACGATTCGTCGAGCAGCCTGCTCGCGGGCGGTTTGTGTGTCACCACCGTATTCAACAAATGTTTGGACAGCAACTTTTCTGAATGGGTCGTTAAACGTCCTGTAACCGTTTTGGGCTACAGCGTCAGTATGACGTTCCAAGCCGTTTACTTCTCCACGGTTTGCGTTCTCAAAGGAACCTGAACGTTCCATGTGGTCATCAATTTCTGCGCCACCAAGACCCTGTTTGCGCTTACCGAAACTAAGTTCGTTAGCCAAATCCTCCAACGCTTCATCAATGGTTTGGTCGCCCAAAGACATCAGTTCCTCAAACTCTCGTTCAAGTTTTTGCAAACGGGCAGTTTGACGTGGGGTTGGCGACGTGATTGCTTTTAGTTCATCAATCTTTGATCCAAGTTTTGACAAAGTTTTTTCGTCAACAGTTGTACCCAGTTTTGCCAGGTTCTCCAGTTTCAAGCTCATCCGCTTTGATGTACCCAAAACAAGGTTCATGTATTCAAATGGGTGTGTGAACACGGATGGAAGTTCCGAGAACGCCATACGGACCTGAGCATCAAGAGAGTTACGGACAACATAACCACCGGTAGCCAAAGCCAAAGGCTTCCACAACTGGTTTTGCACATAGTCCAAAGCGTTCACAGCAGCACGTTGCTCAGGGGTGATGATCCGTCGATACTCCTTGACCTTTAACCGGGCCTGCTGTTGCAGCAAGTCCTCAATTTCGTTTTTCATGTCAGGGGTTTTAGATGGTATTTTGCGGAGTTTCGCTACCTCTTGGCCAAGACGATCAAACTCTTTTTGATCTGTAATTACGGTGATAAGACGCTTTTCCCGTTTAGCGGTCAAAGGGACTTTTTTCAACAATTCTTTGTCGCCAAGAACATCACGGAACAGTTTGCTTCGGGTGATGCGGCGGACTTCACGCAAATTGGGCAGAACTTGTACACGGTCCAACATTTCAACAAGTTCCGTTGGGGAAACAATCGCTAGTTGATCTCCAGCCTCAAAGCCAAGTTCGGCCAAAAGGGTTTCTATTTCTTCTTCTGGGATGAAATCACGGTTTTTGTTTGTTAGATAGGAACTGTATTTACCGTCAAATGATTCACCAACGCGGTTCTGCATATAACGACGGATACTTTCAACACCATTATTTGTTCGCGCATACAACTGGTCGATTGCCTCATCCGTGATGCCGTCCTGTTTCATCACAGCCCGCATTGTTGAATGAAACATATCCATTGTTTCCTTACGAGCAACATCTGAAGCATTAGCGGTAAATGACCTGATAGCCGAATTGGTAATCGTGTCGGCGGTTTCTCGGTCTACACCCGCTGTACGAAGATACGAGATAATGGTTTTTATGGCGTTGCGATTGTCGTTGATGTCCCCGTTAACGATGATTTTCGCGTCAGCCATCTTTGTGAAATAGCGCGACTTGCGGACACCATCAACAAGTGGCATACGTTGGACAACAATTTCCCCAAGTTTTGACGTAACACGGTTGCCTTGGATCAAACGAATGTCGTCTGGCAAAGCACCCTTACCGATACCCCAACCCGCTGCAAGAATTTTTCGAACATCCTCTGGGTCCCTGGCATCAGCCAAAGCACCAACAATTTCATTTGGGAGTTTGTGGTCAAAAATATCTTCAGCGATAACACGTGCAGATGGTTCTGAGGCGACTCGATCAATCAGTTTTTTCATTCGGTTGTTGGTTCGGGTGAACGCATCCCATTTCGTTCCGTCAAGTGAAACATCGCCAAGACCTTTTACTAAACCTGAATCCGCTTCAAGAGCAGCACGTAAAGGTGCTAGTTCTATTTGCGACAACAACGGAACTTTGCTTGACTGAATGACATCAATACCCTTGATCGCTACTCCGCCCTTAGTTGCCGCTTTGACACCCTTGGTAACTGGCCCCGTTGGGTCTAATGCGATCAATGCAGCAGCATCAAGAACACCAGACAACACGTTGTAAGGAATTGATTTAGGTTTGAACACCAAGTTCGCTGCGGCACGTCCAACAGTCCACGCAGAACCGTTAATCGTTCCACGATACTCACGGGCCTTCTTACCCTGATAATCAAGAACACCCTCAGCAGTAAACCAGCCTTCGCCATTGTCCACACGCTGACCGGTACGAGGATCAATAATCTGTCCTTGGCTGGCTTTCAGCATCGAACCAATACTGGTTTGAGCAAACCAACCATCTTGGAACATCGTGTCACCAGGTTTACCCCATTGAGCCAACCCACCCTGAACGAACTCTGGAATAAAGTTCAATCCAGCGAAACCCCAACGAGCAGTTGCCTTTACAGGGTTAAAAACATTTTCTGCAAACCAGTTCCCATCTTCTTCTTGGGAACCCTGCATATCAATCATTTGTTTAGCGGTCATCGTCGCCACAGCATCAATGGCCTGTGTAGTGGCGTTACCTTTCGCTAAAGCAACCTGATGTTGTGGGGCAATCCACCCTGCACGTGTTTTGATTTCCTGCAACTTTGCGACCTGCTCCAACGTGAGCGAAGGCGTGACAGGCGGCTTAGATGGTTTTTCTAAATTGAACTTAACCGTGTCTGCCGGTAGCTGTTGTGACAGTTTCATCAGACCTGATTTCCATACGCATCCAACAAGTCAAGAAGATCATCCGAACCGTACAGTTGTGCGATAGCACGAATTTCGTCAACAGCGCGAGCAGTTGGTGACTGCGGGATAGGAATACCAGCAGCAATAGCGTTAGGTCCTGCACCAAAGTTCGCTCCAGCAGTAATCGGTTCCATCGGTCGTTCTGTTGGTCGAGTCAACGCACCCAAAGTTCCAGGAACAGGACGTTGCATTTGTGGTGCTTCTGTTGGCGGTGTCCCCATAGGCACAGCACGTTGAGCGTTCATTTGCTCTGTTGCCTTACCATAGGTTTGACCTGTTGCAGCTTGAATCGCTACACGGTTTGTTCCTGCTTGAATATCGCTCATCAGTAATACCCCTCAAATGTCACTCCGTATGGAACATTGTTAATTCGGTTTCTGTTAGGAGCGTTCATGTATAACTTCGATTTTTTATCGTCGTAAGGATTTCCCTGATAAAACTTTGTGCTGTTGCGAGTTTTTCTATCAGGCAAAGGTGCTGGTCCTTTTGGTGGCACAATATCTTTTTTAGGTTTAGATGCAGCGGCCTTCTTTGCAGGTGCTTTCTTTGATGGTGCTTTCTTCTTTGCAGCCATTTACCCTCCTAGTTGTGCGAGTAGTTGGTCAATTGGTGGTGGACCTGCTTGTGGTGGTGGGCCACCCATCATTTCTCCGCCCATACCTGGCATCGCAAGCCCTGGCATAGTTTCAGGTGAACCTTGTGGTGCTTGTGCTGCTTGACGATCCTTAGCGCGTTGATCGGTACGACGCACAGCATCAAACAACGGCACGTCCTGCTCGACAACGAGTTTGGTCAGATACGCCAAATCTTCTGGCTGATACGGACCATTAGGATCCGAAGCCTGTTGTTGAATACTCGAAAGTAAAGCACTTTCAACTCCTTCAGCGATAATGCGGTCATGTTCTAAATCAGGGTCGCTGATAAGCGGGTCGGCTTCACGAGCGGATTCTTTAGACATAAGTCCTGTTCCGAGTCGTTGACCGAGGCCGACAATCAGCGAGTTCACATCCGAGCCTGCCGCAGAGTACGCGACATAGTGAAAATCTGTTTGCCAAAGTTTGTTTGGCGTATAGGTTTCTTCACCAGCAGATGATTTGCGTCCGAAGAAGAAAGACTTTTCTTGGTTGCCCCAATACGCTTTCTCAATAGCGATAGCAACCTTATCTTCTTCCAAGATGGATTGTTCAAACGTGGTTTGTGCTTCTTGCACACGGAAGTCAACGGTTGCTGACAACACGGATTCTCCACGGCGACCAGTACGAATGTTGGATGCTGACTCTCCACCGAACTCGGCAGGGATCGCACCCTCTAAACGCTCTTGTCGTTCCAAACGATCAAGTGCTGTATCAGTCTTATAACCTGGGTTGAGTTGCAACTGTTGAATGTCGCCACCCTTCACAACACCAAGTTGTCCGGCTTTACCATCAGCAACCTGCAAAATTTCAGGGTTCTCACCAGGTCGAGCGATCAGATATTCTTCAGGGAAGATACCGCGCTCAATAGCAATCTCAGTTAAGGCTTGTAGTCGTGCGCGGGTGTAATACATTCCCATCACACCATCAAACTGTCCACGTGGCTTGTCTAGGGTGATGCGGTTAGCAACGATTGCTAGTGGCATACCTGTACGGTTCGGGATGTATTCAAGCATCATCGCTTCAATACCTGCACGTTCGCCAACTGTCAGGTTCGGGGAATCCTCCGCACCAAGAACGATCAGTTGAATGGAATCTGAGCAAACATATTCGAGCATCGTGTATTTGGTGTCGGCAGCAATTTTGCCTAAACGCAGTTTGCCCAATACAAGTTCGCCATAGTTTTGTAGCAGGTAGCTTGCGCTGGCACGATACGTGAAAATGCAGTCTTGTGGTAGCGGATCGTCAGGATCATCTACTGGTGCAGCGAAAGTGTCTAGCGGGTTACGTACAGACCACACAGGCATCAAGGTTTTGAAGTCAGGTTTGATAACAACAGCTGATTGGGAGTAGCCGAGGAGGTGTCGTGCGCGACGGCGCATCTTCATCTGCATACGGTTGTGATCCCAAATAGACAACATGGCACGCTTACGCATACGAGCAGACGACTTAGAGCGTTCCGAACCTTCTTTGATTGGCGGGAAATATGGGGATGGCATTGTTGATGTCACACGCATAGACATCTGATCCAACCCTTGCACCAACAGGTTTGCTACCGAAGATTTAGCGTTCTTATCAAGTTCGTTCAACGGAACGATTACGTCACCGTTGGCAAGATCGCGTACACGACGCATCTGTTCTTGAACAGGACCTTGGTTTCTACGGCGTTGTTCGTAGAGTTGGACGATTTCTTCAGTGGTTAACACCGAACCTACTTCTTCTTGCGTTTTGCTTGATCTATTGCGCGTTGTTCGGTACGACTGCGTTGGAACACAGGGCTTCCGTAGTCAAATCCTTTTAACTGCTTCCAGTTTGGTCCACTTAAATCTCCAGCCATAGAATTCGGACCAGACTTTAGATACCCCGCACCACTTTTTTTGTATGCGGCAGCCTTTGCACGAGTAACAGCACTTGTCTCTTTTGACATTCTTGCACCAGCAGCCTTACCCGCAGCTTTTGCTGGTGAAGGTGGCGATGGTTGTCGCGATGCTGCCTTTTTTGCAGGTGCTTTTTTCTTTGCTGTTGCCATAAAACCTCAATCCGTGTAAGTCCTATAAAGGTATCACACCAACCAAGAAGGTCGCCATTTCTTTTGTGGCCGTGACACCGGCGACAAGTTCGGTAAATGCAACATTGCCATCCAACACGCCATCACAAGGTCAGTACCGTTTTTCTTATCCCTAGTCCATGACGAGTGTTCCTCGATGAAGGCAAGTGTTTTCCAGTTTTCCCGCATAGATGGGGTGCGGATCGCACCGGAACGAAACAACTGTGGAAGCAACGCTTCCACACCAAGGTTTTCGTCAATCTTGTTACGGCTAGTGGTGTGCGCGATCACGTTTACGTTATGTCGGGACTGCCATTTGCGAACAAAGTCGTGTGCCAATAGGAATCGTTGGGCCGCGTTGACCTCAACCACCCAATGTGAGATCGGGTAGCCCATGTCCATAGCCCTGTTTTGCCAATCTTCCATGATTCCCGAATAGTCACGGGTCGTGGTGTCAAAGCCGAGGAGTTGTTCGGCTGTGAGTTTGACTCGTTCCACGTCAATCAGGAACCGCAGGTTTGTTTCAGGTTGGTATATCCACCATTGGATAGCCCAAAACATTGTTGGTGACGGGTCAACCGAAGCAATCGAGATCAATGGGGGTTGGAGGTTGTGGGGTACATGACCTGGGCGACGCTCATTGTCCACACAGCCTGGGTACAGCACCCCGTCAGGTCCGATCCCGCCTGTAGCCCACACCCGTTCAATCAGATAGTTACCTTCAGCTTGATCTTCCTGCTGATATACCACCGCAAACTTGGATGGGTTGGAATGTTTGATGTACGAAAGGTCTTTCCATGACAAACGGTGGGGGTCTAGGAGTGGTCCGTTAGGCCATGCGGGGGACGAGTTCCGTTTAGATGCAAGCCCTGTGTCCAAATCCTCGTAATACGCTTTGTAGATTAGGTGATGATATTTTTGTTTCTTTAACGGTTCGGTGTCTTGTGAAATGTCCGTTGTATCTGATCCGTCATAGTCATCCTCGAAATCTTCGTAGGTGACTTTGCTGAGACAATGAGCGTAGAGGTCCAAAGGTCCAAGTCGTTGTCCGACGACGGCGAGCAAACCGCCTGGATCGACTCGCGCTTCAGCCATTGAATCCCATCTCTCAATGAGTTTGTCTCTAGCTGCAGATTCTTTAGCGTTCTCCGGTGACGCAACGTCATCAAACAAACACAGATCGGCACGATGACCAATGAATTCAGACTCAATACCGTAAGCAGAAACAGTTGGTTCCTTGTTATCCAACCCACCCATGTCCTCCTGTTCAACAATGAATTCTTCAGCCCGCCACAACGACCCTGAAGTTGAAGGCTTAAACCTACCGTAGTCAATAGCCAAACACGCTTCAGCCTTTATAGCCAAACCCTTGTCAATCAGCACAGGGTCAGGGTCCAACGGGAACTGGCGTTCAAGGGTTTCGCGGATACGACGCGAATACATCTTGGCTAGTGACTGTGAAACGGAGCCGATCATCACACGAATCTTGCGGTTCTTCACAATCTGCCACACAGCAATATCGTGAAACAAGGTGGACTTACCTGCACCTGGGGGGCAGTTCAACACCACAAACTGTTTATCGTTAGACAACAAATAGTCTTCGATCTTGTACGCGGCATCCACCTGCCACGGGGACGGGATACGACCCAAATATCTGCGCCTAAAATAGTCAAAGTCCACAAGCCCACGCTGCGCTTCCTCACTCAAACGGTCATACGGGATAACAGGAGGAAGATCAGAAACATCCATCACCTTCGCCCAAGCATCAGCCTGAACACCACCCACCTTCTTACGAGCAGTCCCCTGCTCCAACTTCCCAACCTCTATCTCAGCTTTAGCGATCTTCTTCTTCGCATCCCACTTCTGTGCAGTGTTGTAATGAACACCAGCAATCTTCGCAGCATCCTTAATCGACATACCAGACGCACGCGCCTGCCAAAAACGTGCCACATCCTGTGGTGGAACTTGTCGTCGCCCGCTACGCCCCGCTGTCATTGTTCTGATAATCTACCACCGTTGGTGGGTGTGCCGTAGAGCAACAGCACTTTAATGAACTGGATGGCTCCGGTCCTCCTCACATCCACCAACATTTACAAAATCATCTGCTACACTCTCACCTCACACCCGTCGGGATGACGGCACACGAAGCAATCTTCAAGGCTGTACCACGTTTGCAGGTGGCGGGGCATAAACAGGGGAACCTGGGTCGATGAACTATTTACTGGTTCAAGCAGCGCGGTGAACGTCATCTCACCAATCAAGGTGTCGGCTAAAAGAAACTAGCTACGGCGACCTACCCTCTAAGGGTGAACCGTGGGGGGAGCAACAAACATCCCTTAGTCACTGGTAGAGAGATACACACACGTATGTGAATATCCCCAACCACCCCAAAGGTCAAACCCACCTCCCAAGGTGGAGCAGCACAACCACACACCCCACCACCCAGAGTGGTCACAAAACCACACACCGAGAGAAACGATAATACATATCTAGAGGGGTGGCTGGCAAGGCATACCACCGGTGCGTGGTTCTGGCCTGCCATGCTCACGCTGAGCGTTTGCTGGTGGTTGTCCGGCCTTCGAGACTGATTTAGCCCTGCCATACCCCGTACCCATGCGGGATACGTTCCGGCAAGTACTCATCGTGGGCAGTCGCCTATCGTTTGGCCTTGTGTGTTGGTGTCCGGTGGTTGTGTGGGTGCAGCAAATAGCCCGCCGGTTAGGGCGGGCTATTGTGTGCCGGTGTTCCGGCGTTGGGGTTTGGTTGGTTAGCTGCGTGGTTTGCAGGTCATCGTTAGCACGTGGATTGTTCCGGCGTGTGTCTCGATGGTGAATATCACGGGTTTTGTTGGGTTGGTGTAGTGGGTGAGTGTTGCGATGCTGTCCCGTTTCGCTTTACCCTGCTTGGTTGTTTTGGCGATGCGTTCTAGTTGCCATTGGCTAAGGCTGATAGGTGCAAACGGTTCTGGCGTGGCGGTTTGGGTTGCTGTCCATATTGTGCCGGTGTTCGGTGTTTCGTGTTGTGGGTTGTTGCCGGTGATTGTTCCGGCTGGTGTTGTTACTGTCCACGTGTCCAATGTTGCTGTGATGGTGGCCTGTGCTGATTTGCTGCTGATTTTGTTGGCGCTGTTTAGTGCTTTGGCTACGTCTGCGGCGGGCAGTGTGAACTTGTCTGTAGTCGCTGTGTAGCCTTCGGTGTCTAACTCGTACCTAATCGCTGCATAACTATCGCAGGCTTCCACGATGGCATTGTTGCACGTGGCGAGCTGTAGCGGCTGCTTGTTTGGGTCTGTGCTGGCATATAGTGCGACTGTGGCAAATATGTCTGCAAGGGTGGATAGTTGTCCGGATATTTGACCGGTTTGGGTTTTGGTGTTCATTGTGCTGTTCCTTTTGTTTGGTTTGTTGGGTGGTTGCGGCGGCTGCGGTGTTCGCTGATTTTTCCGGCGATTACGGCGAGCCATAGCGGACTAGATAGGGCTAATGCGCTGTAGAACGTTGCTTCTGCTGTTGTCATTGGGTCACGCTTTCGCTAATGATTTGCTCTAGTCGGTTGATTTCGCTGGTCAGTGTGTTGATGAGGTCTAGCACGTTGATTGCCCCGCTAACTGATAGGCGTAGGGTTTCCGGTGTTCGATACCCAAGCCAGTCATCTAGACCCCATTCCGCAAGGGCGTTCTGAATTATCTCTAAAGCGTGGTCTAGTTGCTGTTGTTGTGTGGCTTCTGCGGTGCTCATCGGTCTATTCCTCTCACAACGTCATCTAGCGCCATCTTTGCCCTGTGTAGGGCGTTGCTGGTGCGGTTTCGGCGTTCGTGGGCGTGTCCGGCTGTAATGATTGCGGTGTAATCTGCTTCGATTAGTGCGCTGATTTGTTGTAGATAGTGCTGCTCGATTAGTTCCATCGCTGCTGGCGGGAACCCTGCGAACTTGTTACCGTTCCACACTGACGGGTTGTAGCGTTCGCTGATGTAGTGGCGGGGTTCACTTATTGGGAATACGAGCACGCGAACGGTGAAGCTGCCGCTGCTGGTTTCCCCGTTGCGGCCTGCGACATAATGCAGCACGATTTCAGCCTTGTTTGGGTCTTGGATTTTATCGGCTTTCACGTATGCGCTGCGGCCTTGTACCGTCAAGCTGTCGCTGCTGCGTAATGTGTGAACGGTGTCGCTGTCCATAATTGCGGCAAGGGCTTCGGCTGTTGGTTGTTCTTCGGCTGTTGGTTGGTTGGTTTCATCGTGTAAACGCTCGATGATTTGCAGCGCTTCGGCTGCGGTTGTTGCTGTTTTCATTGGTTTGCACTCTCCCAAGTGCGGCGGCCTTGTTGGTTTGGCCTGATGTATTTCTAACCTATTGCGGCGGTGTTGTCAAGTAATGTTTCTAGATTGTCAAGTGTTGCGGCTGCGATGATGTCGGCAAGTGGTGTGTCGAAGATTGGCCTGATGTGGCAGCGATGACCGGCGGCAGCTGTTCGGGCTTCGGTAAGTGTGTCATATATTCCGGCGAGCACACTTCCGGCGGCGGTGTTGTTGGTTTCGATTGTGTAGCGCATACTTTATATAAGCAACGTTCGACCAAATTGTGTAAACGTATGTTTAGGTTTTTTGTGCGCTGTTAGTGGTTGCCGGTGGAATATTATCGGCGCAGGGTTTACGTGGTGTCGGCGGTTGGCGGTGGCGGAGTGGTGGCGGTAGCGGTAGCCCTATCAGGGGGTGACGGGGCTACCGGTACGGCGGGATTATTTTTGTAGTTGGCGGTATGCCAAGTGGATGAATGGGTACACGCACAGCATTGTTGTTGCCCACCAGATTATTCCGGCATCTTTGCCGATGGTGGCGGCACACACAAGCAAGGTGGTGGCGGTAGTGGTGGCCAATGATTTAGTGACGATGTGGTTAGTCATTGTGTGACCTGCATATCCATCAAGCAACCGCTATTTCCGCATTGTGGGCAGTGTTCGGTGTCTAGTCTGATTTCTAATTGTTCTTCGGTGTTTACTGTTTCGCACCAAGTACATACAACCGTGTTAGTCATTACCATTCACCTACTTCGATGTCGTGGCTTGCATCGGCAACGTTCCAACCGTATTCGTCACGTAGTAGTTCTGCGGCTAATGCTTCTGCACCATCCTCATCGGTGGCGTAAACGTTTACAACTGTTGAGAAATAATCGCCGGTGAACCTGACGGTGTAAAGGGTGTCTGAAATTGTGTTAGTCATTGGTTGTTCTCCTGTTCTAGTTTGTCGGTAATCCAAGCGATGCAACGTTTGTGCCATTCGAGGGCATCCTCATACAAGGCCATGCTGTCGAAGTCGCTTTCGTTTAGGTAGTCAATTAGGCCGAGAATGTCATTTCGTGTTGCTTTCATTCGTTGTCCCCGTAGATATCTGTTTGTATTTCTACGATGTCAAGTTCGCAAGGGTTTTCTGTAATGAAGTAACCAATACGGTTTACGAAAAATAGTCCGTTCACTATCCAGCTGCCGGTGTCGCCATCCATCCAAGTCCATACATTTTGTGGTGGTTGTGCAGCGACATAAGCGTATTCTTCGCCGTATGTCTCGAACATTGTTCCGTTCCACGGTGCTTCGGTGACAAGGTGGTTTTGGATGGGCAGATATTTTTCTGTCCAAGCATCTAAAGCTTGTTCCATTTCCAGTGTGATTTCGCTCATTCGTCACCATCCAATACTTGTGTAGCGGCGTTTTCCATGTAATCGCCGATAGGCATATTGTCAATAACGTCATCGCAAACTCCGCTGATATCGAGCCATTCGTCATCGGTAATTTTGCGGCCAAGTACGTCTATGAACCAGTCTTTAGTCCAGTAGGCGATAACGATTTCGTCATCTTTGTCAAGTTGTTTTAGTTGTTCTATTGCATATTTGACTTTCATTTTGCTGTCTCCATTTCGTGTTGTTCGATGTGTGCTTCTAGGTCATCTATTTCCCAATAGACGTAGGTGTGTCCGCAAGTTAGACATTCTGCGCAAGGATTACCAGCAAATTGTGACCGGTAAAATAGCCACGATGGGCTGTCAAGTTTCATTGGTCACTCCAGAATGGCATTAGGGCAAGGTCGCCATTTTCGGTGAACCGGCGGGCATCGCCACCATCCAAGTATCCACGTATTGCTTCTTCGTTGGTTAGGTTTTCGATTTGTTCGTAGCCTAAACGCTTTAGACGGCGGCAGATATCACGGAATTGTTCCGCTATTTCTTCGCCGGTGTCGCCATCCAATGTGGTGTAGTTCCCGTTTTCATCTTCTCCGCATACCTCGACAGTGAATGTGTTTTCGTGGCTGTAAAAATTTGCGTAATCGTTTGGTGATAGACGTGCGTTGTCTGCGTTGTGCCATTCCAATTTAGGTGCATCTGCAGCGTAAACTTCCCCGTAGATAGCTACACCATCGCCCTGTCTGTGTGACAATGACCAGTTCAGTTTTAGTCCGGTACGTTTCGCCAATTCGTTAGTGCTGATTTGACCAATGAATTCGCCGGTCAATTCCGTGACTAATTCACCATTGAGATATTCGGTTATTTCGTCACTCTCGATGTATTCATACATCCAAGTATTCATTTTTTCTAATGCGTTTTGGCGAGCTGCATCTGACAGTTCGTCTAACGTAAACACGGTTTTTGTTACCGTTATTTGTTTCATCACACTCTCCCAAGTGTTCCCCCGTCAAGCGGGGCTAAAGAGAGTATGACTAACTATTTTTGGAATGTCAAGTAATGATTAGAAATAGTTTTTGTGCCAGTAGTCAAGCAACTGCGCTAAGCGTTCATCGTTCCATTCCGGCAACGGGTTGTCTTCGGCACGATACGGTTCGGTAATCTCGAAAAGTTCAGGTTGTTCGTTCATTGTTTTGTCCACACTCTGATTGGCCTTGCGTGGCAAGCAACCCGATGCGATGGCCTGTATTGGTTTGTTGGTCGAATGAGTTTGTTTGCAGCTGCGTGACGTAGTACTGCGCCGATGGCACGTGGTTCGTGTGGTGTTGGTAGTTGTGCGTCAGCGAGTGCTTGCCAGATGTCGTCTGTTGTGAACTCGTTGGTGTTGGTAGCGGTAGCGACAACGATGCGATAGCACTCTGCGAACCATTCAGGGTTGGTAGAGGTAGCGACTTGTGCGATTGCTTTTTCTTTGGCTTCGGTAGCTGCGATGATGTCGAGAAGGTTCATTGTTCCCACCCTAAGTTTGCTGCACGCCAGTTCACCGGACTGAAGTTTGCTTCAACACTTTTCTTTTCTTCGATGCCGTTGTACAGGCGAACGATGTGGAGACAGGGGTCGTCGCCTTCTTGCCATTGTTCGTCTTCTGTGGCGGTAGTTGGTGTGCCGTCATGTGTTGAGCAGACTGGTGGGCTGCAATATCCCATGTCGTAACCTATTTTGATCCATTCGTCGAAATTCATTTGACCCTCACCATTTCTATTTGTTTATGTTTGTTGCTGCACGTTGGTGGTTCTTTGACCGTGACGTGTGTAATCATGCGCTGTTGGCAGCGTGGGCATGACCAATGTTCGCCCTTCATTAGAAACTCCGGCACTCACATGACTTGACGTATCGTGTCTTTACTGAATCGGTATTAAAATTAGGATCGGTGTAAACAAAGCCGGTGCTGTCACATTTGTCGCAACCCACCTCTGCTTGACGTACGCCCATTACCTTTTGGAATAACGATTTCACTTCATACTGGTTCGGGTAATGGCCCAATGATTCAGCCATCTTCAGTACGGTTTTAGCGTCGTCCTCGGAAGCATCAAGCAGCATCTCGTCTTTTACCCAAGCGTTCTTTACCGTGTTGCGTGCGATATTCGTTGTCGGATACATTCCGCATAAACGATCAACGAACAACTCAATTAACGCTGGTGTCACAACTCCACACCCTGCGCGATGTGGGTACGCAACCTAGAGATGACAGACTCGGCTTGCTTCAGCGTCGCTCGACAGGCATCTAGTTCTGCGTGAAGTGAATCAGCAGCATCTTTTAGACGGTCACGTTCCTCGCGCAACAGTTCGTTCGCCATCTGCATCGCATCAACACGATCCTTGTATTGCTCTAGCTCAAACTCTATTGGTGTTTCTATGCTCACGTCGTAACGCCTTCCTCTGTAATGGTGTTGTACCTGCCCAGATACCTGACTTTATATTGTTCTCTACAGCAAAGTCAAGACATTCTTTTTGCACCTTGCAAGTAAGGCAAACAGTTCGTGCCTCAGCAAGCTTCATAATGTTGATTGCTTTTTCTTCCTCGTTCAGAAAGAACAGGTCTGGGCCTGCTCCTCGACACGCTGCATCCTCCACGAAAGCAAACTGTTTGTTGACCAGGCTGTAATAATCTTCGGCTGCCGACATTTCTTCTCCCTCGTTGTCGTCTTGATATTCGTCTATAAATTCCAATGCCTTAGCCCGCCGTTCCTGTATAAGTATCGGGCTACCGCAAGGTTGCACCGTACGTTAAACAGTACCGACAGATCGCCTCGTTGTGAAGCACATTCTTTGGCCGTGACCGTGACCCAACTGGAGTTCACTTGGACCAAGCCCCTATCTTGTGAGCCGTTACGGTTCAGGGTTTTGTTGTGAGCCAGCGGGTTGCATCGGCTTTCCCTGTACGCGATGTATGAGAACGCTTGAACGGGTAGCCCGAACTCTGCGAACTCATCTTCCCATTGGGGGCAACGCTTCGTTTTATCTGCCGGAACACCCTCAGGAACCACCTCAACAGGCAATACCAGAACCTTGTCAGACGCTCTGTAAGCCTCCGAGAGAGGCGATACTGACGGGTTCACAGGGTTGGCAGGGGCTTCAGCAGCATGAACCATACTGCCGAAGGTAATAATCCCTACTAGAGAAACGGCAAATAGCCGTATAAGTAATCTCATCGGTCCTCCAAGTTTAGCAAAAGTTAACCTAATGCTTATGAGATAAGGGAAACTAGCTCCGCAAACTCATCCAATGTCATTAACACGATACCGTCACTACTGCCATCAGGCATAGCAATCATCGCGAAAGGTCGTATGTCACCCAACGACTTTGATGCTTCAGATTGTAAACGAGCCTGGTTGAAACGAGTAGCGATCGGACCCACCTGTGCACCGGCTTTGACTTCGACACGAAAGAAGCCGCCCCAATGTTCTTCATGGCGAGTGCCTGCATTACCTGTCGCACTAAGACCCAACTTCTTCCTAGCACGTCGAGCTTTGCTATCACCTTTAGTTCGTGATCGTTTTCCGCGAGCAACAGGATCGTTACATCCCTTGACCCGTCGCTTACCGTCACGAGCTTCACGTCCCAAAGTTCCGAACTTGGGGCATCCATCAACCGTACATTTGTCTCTGTTGCCTTCACAGTAATCCTTCCTGTTTTGTTCTACTGGCATTACGCCTTCAGGATGGTGATGAGTTCAGATATCTCTGACTTGGTTAGGGCTTCCAACGATTCGATGACACGGCCTGTTGAGTCTGATGCCATAGATAGTTGCTCTGCTTTGGTTGCGATGCCTTTTCCTGATGCCAATGCCCTGAACATACCGATCTGTTTCGTTGTTGCCGGTGCGCCAGGTTCCTTGATTTGTGGTGAGCCGTTGGCAGGATGGTTGGCTTTGGATTCTGCGATTACTTCTTCGGCGGAGAACATATTGATTACCGCTGCGACTGCTTCTTGGGTGGTGTTGAACTGTGGGTTGAAGTCGTCCATCACTTCAGGCTCGGTGTCGTTGAACTGTGCTGCCAACTCTTTTGCTTTGGCGAACGCTTCACGCAACGCTGGCATCTGTGATTCTTTCAGGTCTGCTAGGTCAATCTTTGCTGACTTGGCGATCTGTTCGTGGTCTAGTCCTGCTGTTTTGCAAGCGTCCACGAAACGTTTGATGTTGTCCATCGATACCAACGGATCAGCAGGCTTGACTGGTTCAACCTTTGCTACTGGTGCAGGCTTTACGAGAGGTGTAGACGAGGTGTATGAAACATCGTCCCATTCGCTCTTTGTCCAAAGTGACAAATACACGTTATGCCTCATCGCGCAATTCCTGAGTGCATCGGAGAGTAATTCCTTGTAGAGATCGGGCTTGTTGTGCATAACAGAACCAACACCCAAACGACGGACACCGAGAAGTGTCATCCATGCGGCCATGTGTGCCATCCCGTTCTCGACACGGAACGCTGGTAAACCGAACTCGTCAAACGCAACTGGTTCCATTGACCATGTTGGATCAATTTCCGATAGGGCTTTCTGTGTGTCTGCGTGACCTACGAAGTCAAGTTGCATCCCACCTTTAGGTAGTTTGCCTACGATCTTCGGATCAGGTACGCCATATTTGCTGATGATTTCTTCTAGTTTCATTACTTCGCCTCCTTAGCGATGATCCGCATAGTGCGGAAGGTTGATGTTTTCTTAAACTTTTCTGCCAACGCAGGATGCTCGGCCTCAAACTTCTTGGTGTCAAACGATGTGCGTTTGCTGTTCTTCCACGATACGACCTGAGTGCCGTCAATCGCGCCATACTCAGCGTCCTGTAACAGCATCGCCAGTTCACCCTTGATGAGTTCCTCAACTGCTTCAGCCTGCTTCTTCTGCTCACGGGCTTGTGCTAATCGTTCTAAACTCGCGTAAACCTCATGTCCCAATACGACCGTGTTTCCATAACCTTCGGGGTAGAGCGTACTGGCGTTGTCGTAGGTGGGATCAGCCACGTCAGGCATCATGCCCATGTCGATGAAGCCCAAGAATTTGCGGGCTGCTTCTATGTGAACCTGTTTTTCGTCGCTAGTTACGGTTTGTGTATGGAACTGGAGTTGGAGGTCGCTATCAAAAATGATCCAATAGATTTCGTTACTACCAGTACATATCGCTTGCTGAACTCCTTGCCAGTACCAGGTTCGGGAAAGTTGTCCCGTCCAGCGCTTGTTATATGTTTTGAGTTCGTAAAACTTTCCAGTGATAGTTGAACGACCGTCCATTGTGGACATGAGGCGTACACCGTTTTCTTCGTAGCAGTACATCTCTGCCGGTTCCACGATGAAGTCGTTGAGGATTTCTCCTGCCCAACCCATGAGTGGGCCTTCAAGGATTGTGCCTCGACGCATCGCATCGTTTTGTTCTGTTGGCACAGGGGGTGTTGCTGCCAATAGTTCTACCGCTAGATCAGCTGGTGTGGTGTATTTGTGTTCACCATGAATTGCTGCGGCTACTGATGCGGTGATTCGTTTCTCACCTTTTTCGTTTGCCCAACGTAGGTTAAGCCAGTCTTGGCTGCCGTGTGTTGGCTTGGGGATGGTTGATAGATTCTGCATTTTTCCTCCTATGGTTTGTGCAGGTATTTTTAATCTAGGGGTGTGACACGGTTACTGTCAAGTCAATCGCTTTCATGTCGCGCACCATCGCTACAGGGATATGTATAGCGTGGATGCCTTCTTCTTTGCAAATGGTTTGCCATACGGTCACATGGTT